GATAGACAAGCGTCAATACCGAAAGGTTTCCCGCTTCTCTATTGTCGGCCGCGGGGCACAAGCCCTGAGGGTCCGATACTCGGATAAAACCGGGTCTCGAACCCCCGTAAGACCGACGACGCGTGCGGCTCGCCCACCGGATAAAACCGGTGCCGCGGCCGGTGCATGGCCCGTAAGGTGGGGTTCAATCCCCCACTGGCCCCGTCAGCTACCTGAAAAGGAATGTAGGCGGTCAGGGTGTGATGTTCTAGTACGATCTGGGGAGGGTTCCGTTGATCCAGTCTGCTATCTACATCGTTGCATAAAACACTTACAAACAGCTGCCAATGGCGTCTACCACACGTTTTCTCGCTTCCGGAGCCAGTCCGTTAACTGGCACAGTCGCTGGTATCTCTGCGGGTACCATTCAGGCTGACAACCAATACCGCAGATACCGTTCCGGTCTCACGATCGGAGTGCACGAACACGGGTCAGTGACCCAATACAGGCGTTCGATCTTCTACGAGGTCGGACGCCGATACGGGCGTCTCAACGACGCTCTTGGGGCTCACGGTGACGAAGTGATCCCCGTGGACGCAAGCGTCCGCATCAACGCAGCCGAGGCGGCAAACTTTGAGGGTTTTGCTCGCCGGTTCAGCAACTTCAGCCCCCAGTGGGTCATGATGGACCTGGCCGGCATCGCCGAGCGGCTTGCGAAAGGTGTGGCAGCGCAGTCCATCTTCGGTGGTGTGACGATCACTAACTTGCGGGCTCACCAGCCTGTTAGGGTGGTCGCGCTTGGCACGCTGGACTCGCCTCAAACGGCGTCGAACTCTTCGGTCTTTATACCGAGGACGGTCGACACCGTAGGGAACGACCATGTATTTGCAGTACTGGTCGCTGCCGCGAACGGCGAGGGTGCAGCTGTCACCACCGACGTACTCCGGCTCGATGCTAACACCAACGAGCCGATTGTACCCGCTGTCTCTGGACACGCGCTCGGAACGGCGTGTGTCGAGGCTTTGCGCATTATCGGCGCGAACATGGAGGCGAGCGGGGCTGGAGACATCTTCTCCTACGCCGTGACGCGGGGTGTGCACGCCCTTGTGTCCGTCGTCGGCCACACGGACGAGGGCGGGTACATGCGTGAACTCCTACGGTACGGTAGATTTCGGGTACCCTACGGTGGTATCAACCAGAGCCTCAGAGATTACCCATCTCTGCCTGCAGCCGGGTCGCTCTCGGCTAGCACAATGTCGGCCTGGGTGGATGCCATCGCACTCAAAACGGCCGCCATCGTGGCCCACTGTGACCCCACAGTCACAGCGAGTGGAGGGGTGTACCCAACCGTTTTTACGGCAGCAGCCGGAGACGTGTCCCCCCCGGGAACGGATGAGGGAGACACGCCCACTGACGCTGACGGTCGAGCGATCGGTCGTCAAGTTTCCGGCGATCTGGGGCGGTTTGCTCCGCTGTACCTGCACGGGTTGACTCGTATCTTCGGGCTCAACACCAATTCTCAGGTTGCGGAAGCACACTTCTGCACTGTCGCTGGTGCATATCTAGCGAACAACGTGGACCGCCACCTCCGCCACAAAACGGTAGCGCCCTACTTCTGGATCGAGCCCACGTCGCTTATAGACGTCGGCTTCCTCGGCTCTCCAGCTGAGGCCGCCGGATTCGGGGCTCTAGCTACACCGGGCGAAACAGCCCACATTCCGACCTTCGAACGGCACCGTGAACTGGACCGAGGTCGGAATGCCAACTTCTCGACCCTAGCTTTCAAGATGAGAACAGCTAGGACATCGGGACTTATAGCAGCACACGCTGCTTCACCAGCGCCCCTGGCACACATGAAGTTGTACCAGTTCGACGATGACAGTGTCATCTTAGCGGGCGATCAGGTGCCCACCCGCGGCGACGTGCGCGTCAAGCACTCGGCCGCGGACCCTCTGTCATCTTACCTCTGGGTGAGAGGGCAGAGTGCTATCCCTGCCCCGGCTGAGTTCATCAACATTCAAGGGTCATATGCAGCTAAGTATATGAACGTTGACTGGTCTGATGACTTCGACGGGACAGTGACGGATCTCCCGGAGGCCTGGGAATTGGAGCATGATACACAATGGCGTGTCACTGTCCCGACCGGGCTCTCCGTGACAGGTACGAGTAACTACGCGGATCGCGAGGCTAGGAGAGCCAGGTCCAGGGCCGCCATTGCCCTGGCTCAGGCAGCCCTGCGAGCGAGAGCGTACGGTGAGGCCAACTCACCGGTTATCGACGTTTCCAACGTCCCACCTACGTGGGATGAGGAACGCGCCCCCGTTACCACCTGGCACGGGGTGAACCATCACAGCGACCCCGGTATTACTGCCGGACGCGGTGAGGGTGCGCCTCCGGATACGACCAATCCGGTAAGGGGACCAGCAATGGTACCGATTCCACACCACCAGCCGCTCCGAGGAGCGCCTTACACTCGCGGCGGTGGTGTAGTCGGTGGCGGCGGGCCTCCGGCCCCACCTGCGGGTGGAGCTGGAGGACCACCCCCCCCCCACAACCAAGGACCCCCACCTCCACCCGAAGGAGGCATGGACCTTGGTGACGGAGCAGCAGCGGCGGCGGCCCTTGCCGCCGGAGGAGAACAAGGCGCGGCTGGTGCCCAACCAGCCCCACAGGTATGATTGACTCCCCCGTCACCGACAGAGCTAACGTAGCAGGCGCTGTCGGTGAATACCTGAAAGTGCTAACGGACGACAGGGACGTTTCTTTTCTTCTTTCATCTCCTTTTTCAGAACAAATCTCCTACATATACAAGCCAAGTTGGGGCGGACGAAAGCCAACTCCGCTAAGAAGGGCGGCCCTATCCTTCCTCTGCGCCACAGTCCCGGTGCAGGTGCCAATCCCAGAGTCCTATCTGTGGCAGCTAGTCGACGCGACTTGCCCAGTGCCGGAGCTCTCAATCCGTATGGATTACAAGTGGAAATGGGCGAAAAACGCAGGGGAAACCGTCGCCCGGTATCCCCTCAAGAAAAATCCAGCAGCGTCGAACAAGGTGAACTTGTTCCTTTACGAAGTCTGTCGCGACTTGGCAAAGAAAGACACAAATGCGCTGCGAACCGGACTCACGTACCTAGAATGGTTGCGAGATCGGCAGGTCGTGTACAACGACCAAGCGACAGCCGTACTCCTGTACGGTTACTGCCTGTCCCGGTACCACCCCCACGGGTGGCGCCACGCTCTAGCATCGCTGACCCCGTCAAGTTACACAAAAGGTCTCTCGGTTTTCGGGAAGGCTGTGGGGATCAACGGCACCCCCGTTGGTGCGATGTTGGTGGAGGCCACTGTTCTTTTGGGGAGAGATGTCGCCCCGACTGACTTGGTTGAGGAAGCCAGAATGCGCGTGACAGAGAGTGGGGTAAGTAAGGTGGTGGCTCCCTATCCGGAGGACGTTATGCGTCGTGCCGTTAGGAAGAACCTGCTATCCGAGCTTAAAAGATCGGGTGACTCGTACAAACTTGAGTTCCCCACTCTTGAAGACCACTGGGCCACCCGGTGGCGATGGGCAGTCAATGGCGCGCACTCCGGGTTGATTTACAAACGCAACCCGAGCCTGCGCACCACCCCCCCCGGCTTCGACCGCATCCACAGAAGGGCGTGGTTGGAGACAGTAGACAAGGATCCCCGACCGGACTGGGACGGGAAAACGTACGTCAGCGCCTCACCCAAGCTTGAACTCGGCAAGACGCGTGCCATCTTCGCTTGCGATACAATCAACTATCTCGCATTCGAACACCTGATGAGCACGGTTGAGTCCAATTGGCGCGGCGAACGCATAATACTGAACCCGGGGAAAGGCGGCCACCTTGGAATGGCCAATAGAGTACGTGCGGCCAGGAATCGTAGTGGAGTATCTTTGATGCTCGATTACGATGACTTCAATTCACACCACACGACTCAGTCTATGAGGATCGTTCTGGAAGAACTCTGCAGCATCACAGAGTATCCTACAGACCTGGCGGAGAAGTTGATCAAGTCACTAGATGATGAACACATCTACGTGGCAGGCAAGTATATGGGGCGCGTGCTCGGTACGTTGATGTCCGGACACCGCCTCACTACCTTCTTCAACTCCGTGCTAAACAAAGCCTACCTCGACATCGAACTAGGCGACGATATCATGGACAACTGTGTCTCCCTACACGTCGGCGATGACGTGTATCTGGGCGTGCGTAGCTACAAGGAGGCCGACGTCGTCCTCAGCCGCATCCGCACATCGAGGTTACGTATGAACCCTGCAAAACAATCTGTAGGGCACGTGACCACCGAATTTCTGCGCATTGCATCTGAGAGCCGATACTCCTATGGCTACCTTGCACGCAGTGTTGCCTCCATCACAAGTGGCAACTGGGTAAGTGAAGCAAAGTTATCGCCTCTAGAGGCTTTAAACTCCATGCTGAACAGTGCGCGATCACTAGCAAATCGGAGCGGTCTCGCCGATGCGCCTCTCCTCCTTGTCACGAGTGTGAGCCGAATGGCTCCACTCGCGAGTAAGGACGACGCATTAGTACGAGAGCTGTTGCTAGGCAAGATCGCCTTAGGCAATGGTCCCCAATTCCAAAGCTCGGGGACATATCGGTATGTTAATTTGAGACCTGAATTCAAACATATCGACGACAACGGGTATGGGAAGCTGCCACTCATGGCTACCCACACATACCTTACATCCGCCGCGACAGAACTCGAAACCGAGGTACTGATACGGGCAGGCGTTTCGGTGGAAGAGGACATGGCACGTGCGAGCTACGCAAAGTCAGCTCCACAAGCCCTCTTCACGGAAGAACGTCTGGTCGTACAGCACCGAGGCCAGAAGAACGTCGTCGGCGTTGAGTGGGCTGAGATGGTCTTGCGTCAACCGCGAGTCATCGGCCTGCTAACACCGTATCCCCTCCTCCTGCTGGCTAGAGCTCGTCTCCCTGAGCATTTAGTTAGATACGCCTTACACCAGGCGGGAGGGGATTACAACACACCTTACCTCGAGTACGACGCTTGGGGTGAGTATGCGCATGGTTGTGTCATAGACACAGTCATGTCGTACACTGACGCATCCGCGTTAGGATCCAGAACAGCTGCAGGGGTCCTAACATCAGTAAACCGGATGTATGTCTAATATAAGTGCGTATGCACGTAAGTCCCCTGAGTCAGTGCGGGGGCAACTACAACTCTGCGCCCC